TCGACTCCATCGACGGGTTCCTGCAGGGCGGCGGCCGCGGGATCATCGAGTTCGCCCAGAACCTGAACATCTTCGGTCTGCTCGCGAAGGCGCTCGACGAGCTCGGCAAGGCGCTCGAGCCGCTGAACGTGCCGATGCAGGCCCTCGCCGACGGGGTGAACGCGGTAGTCCAGTCCGGGATCTCGGACCTCGCCCCCATCGTCTCCGACGTCGCCAAGGCCCTCGCCCCGTTCGTGCAGGCCCTGGGCGACTTCATGAAGGAGCACCCGAAGGAGATCGCCGACGGGATCCTCGCGATCGCGGCCGCGTTCCTGATCATGAGGGGCGCCAAGGGTCTCCTCGGGCTGACCGACCAGCTCGCCGGGTTCATCGACAAGATGGACACGATCCAGCAGAAGACGCCGACGTGGAAGAAGTCCCTCGGCGGCCTGGCCGGCGGGTTCATCGCGTCGATGACGACGCTGACCTCCGACCAGAGCATCACCCTGGACACCTTCGCCGGCAATATCGTCACCGGTCTGCTGCTCGGCTTCGCCGCCGGCGGCCCGTTCGGTGCACTTGTGGGCGGGCTGACCGCGTTCATGATCACCGCGGTCAAGGACGCCACCGACGGCGCCGGCTACGCGCTGGACCAGTTCTTCCTCTCCTCGAACTCCGGCTCCCCGTTCGGCAACTGGCTCAACAGCGTGGTCACCGGGTGGGAGACCACCCTCAACGGGTTCAAGGACGACACCCTGCCGAAGTGGTGGCAGGGCATCGAGGACGGGTGGAGCCAGGCGCAGAGCATCCTCTCCGGCCAGGACCAGAGCTGGTGGAAGGACAGCCTGGTCTCGCAGTGGACCAGCAACCTCGGCGAGCTCGCCGCGAACGTGGACAGCACGTGGGCGGATATCAAGACGAACTGGTCCAACGCGTTCTCCGCGCTGGTCGGCAACAACGGCGGCTGGCTCACCCAGCTGGTCAACGGCTGGATGACCACACTGACCACCCTGCGCTCGAACGTGCAGACCTGGTGGGGGCAGGTCACCACCGGGTGGAGCCAGTTCTGGGACACCGTGCACACCATCGTCAGCAACGGCTGGGCCCTCATCGTCGCGATCCTCACCGGCGGCGACATCAAGGGCGCGTGGGAGCGGCTGTGGCAGTCACTCCCCCAGCCGGTGAAGGACGCATGGGGCACCGTGACCGGCATTATCAGCGGCGCCGTGAAGACAATCCAGGGCATCCTCAGCAGCCTGAAGAGCACCATCGACGGAATCATCGGCGCGTTCCAGCGGATGACCGGCGCCGCCAACACGGCCAAGACCGCCGGCGCGAACGCGAAGTCCGGCGGTGGCGGTATGGCCTCCGGCGGCATCCTGTTCGGCCCGCACCGCATCCTCGCCGGTGAGGCCGGGCCGGAGGCGATTGTGCCGATGCGCCGGCCCCTGTCGATGGTCGACCCGAGCGTGCGGTGGCTGTCCGCGATCGCGCAGAAGAAGACGGCCGTGATGGCAGCGGGCGGGGTCTCCGGCGCCCCGAGTCGGACCATCACCGTCGCCGAGGGCGCCATCCAGATCTTCGGCGCAGCCGACCCGCGCCGGGACGCGAACGAGGTCCTCGTGCGCCTGGCCGAGCAGGTGGCGGGATAGGAGGCGACTCATGCTGAACGGATACCTGGAGCTCGGCGGCAACGAGGTCGTCAACAGCGCCCGAGCGTACGCGTACGCGGCGGAAGAGTGCGGCGGCGGGTGGCTGCAGGACCCCGGCTGCACGACGATCGCCGACGCGCAGGGCGACAACCCGTACACGTTCGCGCGGATCTCCGAGGCGCCCTGGTACGACCCGGACGACCCGGTCACCTCGAGCAAGTTCCTCGGCCTGTACGGCATCAGCATTGCCGACACCGGCGACTCCACCCGCACCGCCACGGTGACCGAGCGCAACGGCGACGGCGGGCTGATCTCCGGCTACCGGCACACCTCCCGCGAGGTGCGGGTGCGGGCATGGCTGACCGGGACCGGGCAGGAGGGCCTCTCCTACGGGATGACCTGGCTGCGCAACGTGCTCGAGCCGGACGCGTGCGGCATGCACGGCGACTCGTGCGGGCTCGCCGACACCGGGTTCTTCGTCGCCTGCCCGCCGGCGCGGACCAGCACCCCCTCGTACAGCAACTGGGCCACCCAGCGGGTGAACCTGCACCCGAACCCGTCCGTGGAGGCGGCGGTGACGTCCGCCCAGTGGGCGCCCGGGGCGGGCTCGGGTGACGGCACGGTGACCGGCGCCCGCACCGCGGGCGTGGGCCGGGACGGCGGCTACGGCTGGCAGAAGAAGTGGACTACGAGCGACACGTATGCGCTGCAGACGCCGACGATCCTGATCCTCGGCGTCGACGGATCCAACGCGTGGGCGGCGACGGCGAACACCACGTACACGGCCAGCGTCTGGGTGCACACCTCGGTCGCCGAGGTGTTCAACCTCACCGCGCTGGAGTGGACCTCGGCTGGGGCGTATGTGACCCAGCACGGCAGCGCGGACGCGCCCGCCGCGGCCGGCCAGTGGGTGCGGATCAGCATCACGTTCACCACCGGCGCGAGCACCGCGAAGGTGAGCTTCACCGTCGGCACGAACGCGTACATCCAGCACGCGGCCGGGGACACCTGGATCGCCGACCAGTTCCTGCTCGAGCAGGCGACGGCGCTGAACGCGTACTTCGACGGCGACTTCGCCGACGCCGACCTGGTGTCCTACTCGTGGGCGGGCCCGACCGGCAACTCCCCGTCGATCTACGCGACGCGCACGGTCAGCCAGGTCGTCGAGAGCGACAGCTCCTACTACCCGCGGGTGGACGCCTACCGCCGCTACCTGCATTCCGTGCAGTGCATCTCCGGTCCGCTCACCCAGCAGGACGCGGTGTCCACCGACGGGGTGCACTACGGCAAGCTCGTCGAGTTCACCCTGCTGGCCGGGGTGCCGTGGGTGTACGGGGTGCCGGCGGAGATCTCCCTGCCGCCGATCGTGCCGACCGTCGTGCAGGACATCGCCTACAACCTGACCCCGTACCCGTCGGCCGAGCTCGCCGGCGCCGCCGTGGTGGTGGCCACGAACTACTCGACGAACCCGTCTGCGGAGACCGACGCGAGCGTGTGGGCCCTGGTCGCCGACGGTGCCGTGATGCTCGGCGCGAACTGCGCCCTGGCGCGCACCACCGAGCTGTTCTCGGTCGGCGCGGCATCCGTGAAGAACACCTTCACCGCAACCGGCGCCGGCAGCGCCGGCTGGTTCGGGATCCAGCAGCTGGTCACCGGGCTGCCCACCACTGCTGGCATCCGGTTCTCGGTCAACGTCTGGGCGGCGGGGAACGTCCAGACCGGCACCGCGGTGATGGGCTCCCTGCAGGTGCACGCGTACTGGCAGAACTCGTCCGGCACGACACTGCGTGACGACTTGCTCGGCACGATCACCGGCGGGTCTGGCGCTCTGTCCGGCAAGAGCATCGCCCCACCTGCCGGCACCGACCGGGTGATCGTGCGCGTCGTGCAGAACATGACCTCGTTCGCGGCCGGCGCGGTGGTGCGCTGCTACGCGGACGCCCTGGCCGTGACGGTCCCCTAGGAGGTGTGCGATGGCTGACTGTGCACTGAGCGGGTCCGGCCCGCAGACGATGAGCATCAACGTGACGCTGTCGTCACAGAACGCGGGGGCGAACCAGTCCACGTACCTGGTGCAACTGATCTACCACGGCAACAACTGGGGCTCGTGGACCAACAACACCCAGTCCTGGTCGGTGACCGGCTCCGCGTCCGCGTCCGGCACCTTCACGATCCCCCAGCCGGGCACCGGCGACATCCTGCTGTACTCGGCGTACTGGACGTGGAACCACGACGGCAACGGCAACCTGAACTGGGGCGTCACCGGCAACATCTCCACGAACCACTCGACGATCGGCTCGGGCTCGTGCGGGGTCAGCGGCTCCGCGCCCCGACTCGGGCAGGCCCCGGGCGCGCCGGGCAACCCCACCTACTCGGCGATCACGCCGACCTCGTGCACGCTGTCCTGGACGGCCGCCGCACGCGGGCGGGCGGACATCACCAACTACCAGTGGCAGATGTCGGTGGACCCGAACTACGGCTCGCAGGTCGCCGCGCCGCTGGTGGGTGTCGTGCTCACCGACAACACCGCCAACGACGCCACCCTGGCCGGCAACACGCTGTACTACACCCGGGTGCGGGCGCTGAACGGGGACGGCTGGGGTGGTTGGTCGGGCAGCGTCGGCTTCTACACCGCCCCGGGAGCTCCCGGCTCCCCCACCGCGTCGAACGTCACCCCGACCGGGCTGACCTGGTCGTGGGCGGCGCCGTCGGGGAACGGCACGATCCTCGAGTACCAGGTGCGCTACTCCACCGACTCCACGTTCGCCACCGGTGTCACCACGGTGTCGGCGGGCACCGCGCTTTCCTACTCCCCCACCGGGCTGACTCCCGGCAACACGTACTACGTGCAGGTGCAGGCGCGTAACCAGTCCGGCTGGGGCACCTGGTCGGCGACGGGCTCGCAGACCACGCTCCCGTCCACCGCGCCGGGCCTGTCGGTCTCGGCCGACGCGTCCGGCCGCTCCGCGACCGCCACCATGTCGCCCCCTGGTGGCGCCACCGGCGTCACCAACTACACCGTCGAGTACCGGATCGGCACCGGGGCGTCGACGAGCGTGGACTCTCCGACGACGTCGGTGACCATCACCGGGCTCACCCCGGGGACCACCTACCAGTGGCGCGCGTCGGCGTGGTTCGGCTCCTACCAGTCGCCGACAACGAACTGGGTCTCGCTCACCCAGCCGAACCCGAACACCAACCCGGGCGACTACTTCGACGGCTCCACGGCGGCCAAGCCGGACACCACGTACGCCTGGTCGGGCACGGCGAACCTGTCCACCTCGAAGGCGAACGGGGTGGCCCCGGACGGCTGGATGGTGGAGGTAGGCAGCGGCGCCGCGATCCTGCAGCGGGTGACCGGCGGGTTCGCCGGCAGCTTCTCCGCCCGTGCCACGGTGACAACCGACATCACCACCGGGGTGCTGTCCCTCGGCGGGACGTACACCCCGATCGCGAAGATGGCCGCGGTGCAGGGCGGCTCGAGCTACATCGGCTCGATCTACGCGCGCCCCTCCAAGGCGCAGCGGCTGGCGGCGCGGCTGTACTGGTTCACCGCGGCCGGCGCCATCATCTCCTCGTCCGCGTACGGCACCGCGGCGGTGGTCCAGCCTGGCGGGTTCGTGCAGCTGGCCTCTCCGCTGGTGGCCGCACCATCGAACGCGGCGTACGCGCTGGTGCGTGCCGAGGATGTCACCGGCACCGGGCACGTGGCATGGCTGGGCGGCGACTACCTGGACGCCGACGCGGCGATGGTCACCCTCGGCCAGCAGTTCCCGTACTTCGACGGCGACACCGCCGACAGCCCGGCGTACAACTACGCGTGGCTGGGCACGGCGAACGCATCGGTGTCGGCGCGCAACGAGAACGTGGTCTCCCCCATCGATCCGCTCGCCGACCCGGACTGCCCGCCGCTGCCCACCCCGCCGGCGCTGCCGGCGATCGACAGCGACTGCATCGATGAGACCGGCACGTGGCGGCGCTACACGGTGGCCGTGCCCGCATCCGAGGTGCGGCAGTGGTCCTCGACGCTGCCCACCCTGATCCTCTCCACCGGGCCCACCGCGGTGCGCCAGGTGCGGATCCGCTACTACGAGAACCCGAACGCGCTGCCCGACAGCCAGGCCGCGACCGGGTCCTTCGACTCCGAGATGATCCTCACCTACATCCCGCCGAACACGCAGATGACCCTGGACGGGGTCACCGAGCAGGTCTCCGCGTCGGTGGCCGGGGCGCCGACGATCTCCGGGAACCGGCTGCTGTACGGCACGGGCGGGGTGCCGGCGACCTGGCCGGAGCTGCGCTGCGGGATCGGCTACGTGATCGCCCTGGACGTGCCCCTGGATGCGCCGACCGGAAACCTGTCCACCCGACTCGTGCTCACCCAGAGGCTGTGATGGCAGCGCCCTGCGTCAGCGGCCACTCGGCCTACATCTTCGACCGCGGCGGGTCCCGCCGGGTCGGCCCGATCTCGTCCATCACCCAGCTGCAGTGGGCGCGCCAGCGTGACAACACGTCGGAGGCGACGGTGCGCCTGGAGGGCAAGGGCTGCACGGAGAACCTGGAGATCGTCGGCGGCTCCCGTACGCACCGGCAGGAGCTCGTGATCTACCGCGGCCAGGAGCGGGTCTGGGAAGGACCCATCCACCGCATCACGACCGGCCCCGGCTACGCCGAGGTGAACGCGCACGATGTGTCCGAGTACCTGTTCTTCCAGCCGCTGACGCAGGCGTGGGAGAACTCGACGCTGCCCGACGGCACCATCCGGGTGGACACCGTGACGGGGCGGATCGAGAAGATCATCCAGTACGAGCTGGCGCACGGCCGGGACATGTTCTACCCGAACACGATCCCGAACGCGGCCGCCTTCGCGGCCGCGTGGCAGGCTGCCGGTGGCACCCTGACCGCCACCGGTGACGGCACCGGGTGGACGGTGCACATCCCCGCCTGGGAAGACAGCACAGTGTGGCCGGCGGTGAACGTGCTCCCGCACCTGGACGTGCGGCACTTCACGAACGAGGCGCAGACGGCGATGGACACCGTGCCGTACGAGACGACGGTCGGCGATCACCTGCAGTCCCTGGCCCGGCAGAACGGGATCGACTTCACCGTGCTCGGCCGGAAGATCCTGATCTGGGACGTGTCCCGCAACCTCGGCGTGCTGCAGACGATGACCGACAAGGACTTCGCCAACCGGGTGATCGTCACCGAGTACGGCTCCGACCACAACCAGGCCGCCTACTCGGTGGGTGCCGACGGGGTGTACGGGGCGGCGCTGAACCTGGAGAACCTCGCGTTCTACGGGCCGTGGACGACGATGTACACGATCTACAACGAGAACGGCACCGCGGCGCCCACGCAGGGTGAGCTGGACTCGCAGGCCCGGCGCAACACGTCCGGCCGGTCCCCGTCGCCGATCGAGGTGCGGATCCCGGACAACTCCACGATCTTCCTCAGCGCGGACGTGGGCATCAACGCCCTGGTGCCCGGGGTGCAGGTGCCGCTGCGCGCGACGCTGAACGCCCGGGATCTTGCGCAGCAGCAGAAGATCGACTCCGTCACCGTCACCGAGACCGCGGACGGTGAGAACGTGCAGGTCACCCTCACCCCCGCCACCAAGCCCGACTCCGACACCCCGGCGGTGGCCGCATGACCGATCCGTACGGCCGCACCCCCGCCGGCCTCATCCAGCGCATCATGCAGCGGCTCACCTCGGTCGAGTCGCGGCTGGCCCGCGGCGGTTCCCTGCCGGACCGCATCGGTGAGGACGGCCTACAGGTCACCGACTGGAACACCGCCACCGACGTCGGCTTCTACTGGGGCAGCGGCGCAAGCAACCAGCCGTCCGGGGCGACCAAGTGGGTGGGCATCACCGAGTCCGCCGACGGTGGGGCAACGCTCGTGCAGACCCTGACCCGGCCAGATGCGCCCACCGAGCCGGCGCGCACCCGGGTGTACGCGGCCGGCGCGTGGGGACCGTGGGTCATGGCGGCGACTAACACGATGGCCGCCGGTCTCATGCAGCCCTATGGGGGGTCCGCTCCCCCGACCGGCTGGCTGCTGTGCACCGGGCAGGCGGTCAGCCGCACCACATATGCGGCGCTGTTCACCGCGATCGGCACCACGTGGGGCGCCGGTGACGGGTCGACGACGTTCAATGTGCCCGACATGCGCGGGCGCACCGCGTTCGGGGTGGACACCGCGCAGACCGAGTTCACCCCGCTCGCAAAGGCCGGCGGCGAGAAGGCGCATGTCCTCACCATCAACGAGATGCCGTCGCACTCGCACCAGTGGATGGCGGCAGGCACCAGCAACCCGGGCGGTGTGCCCGGGAACTGGGACGACATCGTCGGGGCGAACACGTCATCGCTGGGCCTCGGCCCCGCCAACCCGGAGGACACGGTCGCCAACGCGATCCGGCCGCGCGGTGGCGGCGCCGCGCACAACATCCTGCCGCCGTACGTGTCCACGAACTGGATCATCTCCACCGGTGCGCTGGCTGCGCCCCCCGGCGGCTCACCGACGACAGCGACCTGGGGCATCCTCGACCCCAACTACAAGGGCGGGCAGGCGCAGGTCGCCATCCAGAACGGGTCACTGTCCGGCCCGTACGACTGGCGCACCAGCTACCAGCCGAACGGACCGCGACTGGTCAGCATCGTCCCCCGGGACAACACCTACGAGATCGTCGGACAGGCGGAGGCGCTGAACGGCATGGGGTTCGCGCCCATGGCGATGAACACCGCTGCCTACCGCTCCTACGGAGCGCTGAACCTGGCCCGCGACTGGAACGACAGGATCGGTGCCACCCGGCTCCCCTCGGGGCTGATCGTGTTGTCCGGCATGCCGACATCGATCGGCACCCCCGCGCAGGACACGGTGATCGGCACCCTTCCGCCCGGGTACCGGCCGGAGTATCAGATGATCCTGCCGGTGGAGCAGGGCGACACTGCGAAGGCGGTCACCGTCTACCCGGACGGCACCGTGCGGGTGCGCAGTGGGTACACCGCCGGGCAGTACGTCAGCCTGGACGGGCTGGCGTTCTGGGCGGCGCAGAGTGACGCGACCGGCAACTGGGTCACCGTCGGCAACGGCGGCTCCTCGTTCGGGGCGAACTTCAACGCCAGCAACGCCGGGTACAACACGACCTACGGCTACCCGGCGTTCTACAAGGACCGGTACGGGTTCGTCTGGTTCCGCGGGCTGGTGACCATCGCCGTCGCCCCGACCGGCGACAACACGGCGATCATCAACCTGCCTGCCACGCACCGCGCCGCCCTGGAACAGCACTTCCGGGCCACCGCCAACGACGCGTACTCCGGGCTCGGCGCGCAACCGGTGAACGGGCTGAACTGGAAGACGAACAGCCCGACCGGGGTCGGCGGCTGGATCAGCCTGGCCTCCGCGGTCATCCAGACCTCTGACGCCGCGGCGTCGAACACCTGGATCACCCCGGGGTTCGCGAACGGCTGGGCCAACAACAACACGGCGTCCTTCCCCGCGTTCGGGCTCACCCTGCGTGGGGACGGGCTGATCAAGGCGCGCGGCCTGCTGAACGGCCCCGCCACAGTCAACCTCGCCATCACGAACATGTCCGGCTACCCGGAGTTCTGGCCACGCGCACACCGGATCATCACCGCGACCATCAGCAACAACAGCCGGGCGCGCATCGACTTCATGGGCGACGGGGAGAACAACGGCCGCACCCCGCGCGACATCGCCCCGATCAGCGGGGTTGCCGCCTCCACCTGGGCGTCGTTCGACGGCATCCAGTTCGTGCCCTGAAAGGACCAGCGATGGACAACGTGCGCACCCTCTATGTGGATGGGGTTCTCCGGGAACGGTGGGACGACGGTCGGCGCATCTACACCGAGTGGGATCAGGACGGGGTGCAGATCCTCATGCGCCCGTACACCGATGCGGAGAACGCCGCCGCCGACGCCACCATCGCCGAGGCGCAGGCCGAGGCGGATGCGGCCGCGCTGGCCGCACAGACCGAGGCGCTGGTGACCTCCTCGCTCGAGCTCTCCCGGGCCAACGCGCCCGCCGACGGGACGCCGTGGGTGCAGCCCACCGGAGCTTCCGACGCGTACCCGCTCGGATCGGAGGTCACCCACGACGGCAAGCGGTGGGTCAGCGCCGTCGCCTTCAACGTCTGGGAGCCGGG